TGGGTATATATCTGTTGTGAGAGGCGAGAACCCTTATACATTTCCATATAGAGTATGGCCAAATGAATTTGCAAACGAACATACATTCTCCATTAAAGAATATCCAAAAATTCAATTAAATGGAACATCAGAACTCAAACAAGAAATACAACATCTCTCTTTATTTTTAACAGAGATTGGCGAATATCAACAAAAAGGTTACGACTATATATTAGAACGCATAAAAGGCGGTCATATAGGAACAAATAAACAAATGCCAACTATAGAAAATATTGAAACATATGGGTATACCATGTTGATGCAACCATTAGAAGGATTAAATATGATATATCCTCACGAAGATTTAGACAGTAGAAATAAAAACCTTAATTCAATAGAGTTGGTTGGAGGGGAAGGTTTAAAACGTATAATGAATTTTACTGTAGATCCAAACACATATTTCAGAAGTAATTTTAACTATAAACCAGAAATTATTGAAAAGTATGGAAGAATTTTTTCATCTGAATTAATTGGTAATTATAGTAGTAAAATAAAAACAATATGTAATCGCATTATTAATTCAAAAGGGGTTGTTTTAATATATTCGCAATACATTGATGCTGGTTTAGTGCCACTTGTATTAGCTTTAGAAGAACAAGGATTTTCTAGAGCCGGAAATAATAAATCGTTATTTTCAAATAACCCTACTAAAAAAAGGGGGAAAGGTTTTAATTATGTAATGATTACTGGGGATAAAGGATTCTCACCAAATCCCATAAGCGATATTAAACTAGCAACAAGTGATGATAATATTAATGGAGAAAATGTCAAGGTAATTTTAATATCTCAGACCGGAACCGAAGGATTAGATTTAAAGTTTATTCGCCAAGTTCATGTGATGGAGCCATGGTATAATATGAATCGCATAGAACAAATATTTGGTAGAGCAATTAGAACATGTAGTCACAAACTATTACCCTTCAATGAACGAAATGTAGAACTATATTTATATGCATCCTTAATGCGAAATAATGGGTTAGAAGAAACTGCTGATTTATACATTTATAGATTAGCGGAAATAAAAGCATTACAGATAGGAAAAGTAAGTCGTGTATTAAAAGAAAATTCAGTAGACTGCATATTAAATTCTACACAGACCAACTTTACTGAGGAAAATATGGAATTAAATGGTGTAAAACCAATTACGCTTAAGATATCAAGTGGTGGTGATATTGAAAACTATAAAATAGGCGATAAACCATATTCTTCTATATGTGATTATATGGAAAAATGTGAATATAACTGTCGCCCCAATAAAGAAATAAACGAGGAAGATATATCATTAAGTAGTTATGGGGAAGAGTTTATTATTACCAATAATGATAAAATTATACACAGAATTAAACAATTGATGAAAGAGAGATTCTTTTATAAAAAAGAAGAGTTGATAAATTTATTAAATAGTGTGAAGGTGTATCCCCCAATTCAAATAAATGCAGCATTAGAACAATTAATTGAAGATAAAAATGAATTTATAACTGATAAATATGGGAGAATGGGACATTTAATAAATATTGACGATTTATATTTATTTCAACCTCTAGAAATAAATGACGAGAGAATTAGTATATTTGAGCGTTCTGTTCCATTAGATGTAAAGCATCATAATATCATTATGAAGATGCCTGAAGAAAAAAAACCACAAGATTTGTACATACCAGGAGAAGATAATGATAACGAAGAGCTTGACGAAGAGCGTTCCAATAAAACCAAAAAAGAATCACAAAGAAAAAATATAAACCGATTAGAAATCATTGAACTTGTTGAAAAAATAGAAAAACAGTATAATTTAGCTATTAATAAACAAATTATAACATCAAGTACAAAAGACTGGTATGTATTATGCTGGGTATCTACACAAGAGCTATATAATATTAATGAAGACGAAAAAAAATATTTGATAGTTCAACATATTATAGATGAGTTAAATTTAAAAGAATTAATGATTGTATTGAATATGTTCTATGATAATCCTCTCAATAATGAGAAGTATGATAATGAAGAATTATTCAAATATATTAAAAAATACATTGATGAAAAAAAAATTAAAGGTAAAAATAATATCCATGGCTTTTTATTTCAAGAAAAAGCAGTACAAATTACTATAATAACCAGTACAAAAAATATAGGAAAAGGGAAATGGCATATTGCAGAACCCGAGGATAAGAAAGATTTAAAGGATGTCCTTTTTACCAAAAAAGAAGATATAATGAACAATTTAAATAAATTTATTGGATTTATGGGGAATTTTAAAAGTGAAGGATATGTTGTTTTTAAGGTAAAAAATACACTTAATAAACGCGATATAGGTTTAAGATGCGACCAACTTTCAAGTAAAACAAGAGGGAGGGAATTATTAAATAATATTGTTGAAGAGTATGACGGTGAAGAAAAATATACAAATGAATGGATGGAAGATAAGAAGAATAAACAAACATTAATAAGAATTTGTATTATGCAAGAGTTTTACCTTCGTATGTTTGAACATAATAGAAAAAATCAAAAAAGATGGTTTTTGAATCCAGGCGAAACCGTATTAACAAATATAGATAAAAAAAGTGTAACCAAATAAAAATAAAATTGAATAATGATTTAAAAATAATATTATTAATTAATAGTAGGATGTCCGATACATTAATGAGTAAATCAAAAGTAAACTATAAGAGAAAATCGCAATATAATACCAAAATTCAGAATAATGATATATATAGTGAAATGATGATTACAAAAGATATTCCAATTCATATTAGTAATATAGGAAATACAATAAAGGAAACACTTCAGTATTCTATTGCTTCAAAAATTGAAGGAAAATGTATAGTTGAAGGATATATTAAACCAAAATCCGTAGAAATTATTACATTTTCAAGTGGAATGGTAAAGGGGGGTTTTGTAGTATTTCGCGTTGTATTTCAATGTTATGTTTGTTCTCCCGTTGAAGGTATGGAAATTAAGTGTATAGCAAAACACATAAATAAAGCTGGTATTAGAGCGGAATTAAATGAAACACCATCTCCTGTAATAATATTTATTGCACGTGATCATAATTATAATGTTTCTGGATTCTCTGATGTAAATGTAGATGATACAATTAAAGTGCGTGTTATTGGCCAACGTTTTGAATTAAATGATACGTATATATCGGTTATTTCTGAATTATTAAAAACAAGCAAACCACAAAAAGAATCATCCATGATAGCTAACATTAATGTTGATAAAAACAACGATAGTGATATAGATTTAGAAATAGAAGAATTACCAATTCAAGATAAACCAATTAAAATCCTCTCTGTTATACCAGAAGAATCAGGAGCGGTGGTAGTATCACCCCCAAAAAACACTAATAAAGGATCAGTAAAAAATAGAGTTTTAAAAAAGAAAAAAACATTAATTTTATGATGATAAGGTATACTAACCAAAAAATACAATGTTAATAGTATTATATTTTTTAATTTAAATATAATACTATTAATACTATTATATTTGATGTGTCTTGATAATTTAAAAGAACGTATTGAAAGTATGGATAAAAATCATCAAATTGAAATTTTGAGAATTTTAAATGATGTAAACTTGAAAATAAATGAAAACAAAAATGGTTCTTTTATAAACCTTACAGAGCTACCCACCGAACATATTGATAAACTAAAAGATTATGTTAATTATGTAGAAGAACAACAAAAACAATTAAAAATAGGAGAATGCCAAAAAGAAACAATTGAGAAAAACTTTTTTAAAGTTAGTTTTAATAAGTAAATTATTATATATAAATAATTATATATAAATAATTATAATAAAGATAACTGTATTATGTTATATAACATAATAACATAATAACATTATACCATAATGGATACGACTATTCAATTAATGAGTAAGTATATGTTTTCTCTAGAAAATATGAAATCTAATAATAACTATAGATATAATTTTAAAAATAAGGGAAAAACACTAGCTTACACAAAACAACATGATACTAAAAATGATAATGGTAATGAGAATGGTAATAATAATGAATCAAAATTAGAAATTAAAAAACAGGTTTTACCTGAAACATTCACACCTTCCCAAAAAGATAAATTATTTTGGTGTTTTTATATTATTTTGTATGGCTACGAAGAGTACGAAATTAATAAAACAAGCTCATTTACAGTTGAACAAAAAATTAAAATAGAAACTGTTGAAGGATTAAAACAAATTAAAGATCAAATTAAAGATATCAAGCTTAAAAGAACAGAATTAGAAGAAGAGTTGGTAAGTAAACAAACAATTTCATTGAAAGGATTAACTGCGTTATGTATGTTACACAATGTATCAATTACTTATGTTTATGGTAGAAAATATTGTATAATTAATCCAGCTATAAATGATTTAACAAAGATTGGTGTTATTTTACAAAATAAGAAAAAAGAAGATGCAATTAAATGGATAAAAAATGATAATATTCACGAAAATGATACCAATAATGATATTAATAATTATTTAAATACGGTCAAAGAAGAATATTGGCTTATTGAAAATATTCAAAAACCACTCAAATCACCAGCATCATATTCTTCGCCTGAACTACATGATATTTGTAAAAAGTTGGAAATTGATACTCAAATTAAAAATGAAATGACTGGTAAACAAAAATCTAAAACAAAGAAACAACTTTATGACGAAATTTTACAATTTATTTAATAAAAATTATATACATTAATATTTATAAAATTGATTGTAGATGATATAATATAAATATTATCTTATCACTAATATTTATATACAATAATGGAAGATTCAAAAAGAACAACATTAAATGATAATGCTACTATAAAAAAAGTGCAATCATCATTACCATTACCATTACCAAAACCAATAAACAATGAAAAAGAAATAATGAATTTGCTGACTACCTACATAAAAAATGTCACAAAAGATGGAGATAATGAACAACTAGAATTAGAAGTTAAGTTTGGTACAATTGGCGGTGGAGCATCAGGTAATAAAAAAATTTCAAAAATAAATTATGATAATATACTTAAGCAGTTATTATCGCATGGATTTATTGTTGACACGAATGAGCATTTATTAAGAATTCAAAGTGAGTTTACAGATTTAAAAACAAATAAAATACGCAGGTCTAATATTCGTACAGAGATTAATGGAATACATAACATAAGAAAATATTGTCAAACTAATCGTATTGACACAATTGATAACGGTGTTTCGTTTATACAGAAATCACAATTTTATAATAGATCATACAATGATGGTGAAAATGAAAAAGAAGCGTCATCGGTGGATATACGTGACTTTAATTATCGCGTCACACTTAGTAAAGAATATACATTAAATAAAGAATCGTCTATAATACGTTCAACTATTGATAAATGGAGTGATAATAAAAAAACATTTCGGTATTTAAACCGATTAAAGTTACGTCACTCTAAGTTCCCAGTTATAGTAGATATGAGTATTGTTAAAGAATCTAAAAAGAAAGATAACCGCTACTATATACCAGAACACAAAATACATGACGCTGGCGTATTTACCTCAAACGAAAAGTATGAGGTTGAAATAGAAATGATTAATAGTGCTATTGGAATTGGAAGTGTCTATAATAAACCAGATTTGATTCATAAGGAAGTATTAAAACCAATTGTAAAATATGTGTTGTCAGGTCTACAAGAAACAAATTATCCTGTTAGTTATTCAGAACAAGATTTTATTATGCAAGAGTATATGAAATTACTATGGGGAAAAGAATATAATGAAATGACACGTATTACACCATCAAATTTTGTAGGACCTTCTTCATATACACTAGAGCTGAGAAATATTAGACAAGTTGATAAGGCGTCAAGTGTTCCAAATATTAGACATAAATATACTGTAACCGATAAAGCAGATGGTGAACGTAAATTATTATTTATCGCTTCTAATGGTAAAATATATTTAATTTCTACAAATATGAATGTTCAATTTACTGGCACACTATCTAAAAATAAAGAGTGCTGGAATACTATAATTGATGGAGAGCATATTTTATATAACAAACATAAAAAGTTCATTAATATGTATGCTGCGTTTGATATTTATTATATTAATGGGGAAGACATTCGTTCAAAAGGATTTATACCTACTACTAGCGATGAAGCCGCGAATAATTACAGATTGCCATTATTGGAATCAGTTGTTAGCAAATTAAACACCGTATCCATTGTTAAAGAATCTGCACCTGTTCCATTAAATATTACAAAAAAAAGATTTTATTTGGGAAGCGATACACAAAGTATTTTTAAAGGATGTACTTTCATTTTAACAAAAGAACACGATGGGTTATTTGAATATGAGACGGATGGTCTCATTTTTACACCCGCCGAATTTGGTGTTGCTTCAAATACCGTAGGAGAATATGTAAAACCCCTTAAAATGACATGGGAACACTCATTTAAGTGGAAACCGTCACAGTTTAATACTATTGATTTCTTAGTTTCTGTAAAGAAAAATGAAGATGGAACCGATTTTATTGGATCTTTATTTTCAGATGGGATGAATGTATCCACCAACAACCAAATAAAAGAATATAAAACAGTTATTTTGCGTGTTGGTTTTGACGAAACAAAACACGGCTTTGTAAATCCATACCAAGATATGATAGATGATAATTTACCAATGGTTAAAACAAGATATGACAATGTTGATAAATATGTTCCAATGCAATTTTATCCTACTGAACCAAGTGATTATAAAGCAGGTATATGTAATATCGGTCTTTTAAATAATGCCGATGACGATAATTGTATGTATACTGAAAATAATGAAGTCATTGAAGATAACATGATTGTTGAATTTCGGTATGATATGACAGCTGATAAAGAGTGGCGCTGGATTCCATTACGTGTTCGTTATGATAAAACAGCACAATTGCGAAATGGTGAAAAAAATTACGGGAATGCATTCCATGTTGCTAATAGTAATTGGCATTCAATACACTATCCCGTAACTCAAACAATGTTAATAACCGGAACAAATATCCCAGAAGAATTAGGCGACGATGATGTTTACTATAATAAAGTGTCTGGTGTAAGTAAAACACGAGCATTACGGGATTTCCACAATTTATATGTGAAAAGTGCCCTTATTAAGAGTGTTTCAAAACCAGGCGATACGATGATTGATTTAGCAGTTGGCAAAGGAGGTGATTGGCCCAAGTGGATTAATTCTAAATTAAAGTTTGTTTTTGGTATTGATATTTCACGTGATAATATTCAAAATAGAATGGATGGTGCTTGTGCGCGATACCTTAATTATAAAAAAAGATATAATGTTATGCCATCTGCCTTATTTGTAAATGGAAATTCAAGTGTAAATATTCGTAAAACAACAGGTATTCTTGTTGATAAGGATAAACAAATCACGCGTGCTGTTTTTGGACAAGGACCAAAAGATGCAAAGGTCTTGGGACAAGGTGTTTATAAAAATTATGGTATTGCTTCTGAAGGATTTGATGTTTGTTCTATTCAATTTGCGATTCATTATATGTTTGAAAACCAAGAAACTCTTCAAAATTTCTTACAAAATGTATCCGAAGTAACCAAAGAAGGTGGATATTTTATTGGAACAAGTTATGATGGGGAAAAATTGTTCAATATGCTTAAAACAACACAAGAAAATGATAGTAAAGTTATTATGGCACGCGATGATTATAATAATAAAAACAAAAAAATATGGGAAGTCATTAAAAAGTATGATCAAAATGAATATAATGACGACGAATCATGTGTTGGATATGCTATTGACGTGTTTCAAGAATCTATTAATAAAACATTTCGCGAATATTTAGTGAATTATACTTATTTAACGCGTATTCTAGAAAATTATGGGTTTGTTCCGGTATCTTCCGAAGAATTAGAAAAAATAAATTCTACAATTACGAGCGGAACTGGGTTATTTACTGATTTATTTAATAAGATGAAAAGTGATATTAAGCAAAATCCACAAAATTCAAAATCGTATGGTGATGCTTCTTATATGACCGACGAAGAACGTACAATTTCTTTCTTAAATCGTTATTTTATATATAAAAAGGTGCGTAAGGTAAGTGACGCTGAAAAAGTATCGTTAAATTTACAACATAAATATGTTAATGAAGAGAAGTACGATGAAGAACAAACAGAAAAAGCACAACAAGACGTTGTTATTGCGCAAAAAGAACTATCCGATGTATTATCAAATAAAAAATCAAAAAATACAGTTCAACCAATTATCCAAAAAGACGAAGTTGTTATTAAAAAACCAGTAAAAAAACTTAAAAAATTAGTAAAATTAAACCAAGGTTCAAAGTAAATATAATCAAATATAATCAAATATAATCAAATATAATCAAATATAATTAATAATCAATAACAACATAAACATATATTATTATTTATTATTAACAACCTCTTGAATGAGTTTTTTTTTATTACAAAAAACAGATTACAATAGTGATATATATAAACATTTATTAGAAGAAAATATACATAAAAACAAAAACGATAACCCAATCATTTTCAATAAAACATTATATAAATATTTAAATATCATTAAACAACAAATTGATGATCGCATTGAACAATGGGACAAGTTTAAAAAAAATACAAATCCGTATGAATATATTCATACATTAATTCCAAACACAAAACAATCCATATCTACATTAAAACCAATATCAAGATCTTTTTTTAAAATGATTGAAATATGTAATACATTAAATTTATTGGATAATTTAACAATGGATAAAATAACTACTTTTCATCTAGCAGAAGGACCAGGTGGTTTTATTGAAGCAATTGCTCATATGCGTAATAATAAAAACGACATTTATTATGGAATGACTCTGATAGATGATAGCAATTATAATGTGCCTGGTTGGAAAAAAACAAAAAATTTTTTATTAAATAATCCAAATGTAATCATTGAAACTGGTATTGAAAAAAATGGTGACTTAACAAAAGCCGAAAACCTAAAATATTGTTTTAATAAGTATCAAGGTCAAATGGAAATAATAACAGGTGATGGGGGGTTTGATTTTTCATCACAATACCCACAACAAGAACAAATCAGCACAAAGTTAGTATTTTGCCAAACCGCTTTTGCAATCTCTATGCAAAAAATAGGCGGCACTTTTATATTAAAAATGTATGATACATTTACTCAATTTTCGGTTGATATATTATATTTACTATCAAACTTGTATGAAAGTGTTTATGTCATTAAACCAAACACAAGTCGTTTTGCAAATTCAGAAAAATATATTGTTTGTAAGAATTTTCGCTGTGAAAATGTGAAAGAATATATTACTATATTTTACACAATATTATCTAATCTTGAAAAAAAGGATAATAGTATCAATTATAGTATCAATAATAGTATCAATAATACATTTAATTCATTGTTTGATATTAAAATACCTTATATTTTTACAAATAAATTAGAAGAAATAAACGCAATTTTAGGACAGCAACAGATTGATACAATCGTTTCTACTATTTATTTAATTGACAATAACAATAAAAATGATAAATTAGAGCATATTAAAAAAAAGAATATACAAAAATGTGTCAATTGGTGTGTAAAAAATAATATCCCATACAATAATATACAACACTTATACATAAATAACAATATATTTTTATCTAACAACAACATCAACGTCAACAAAATTTCCAATACTAAAAAGTAATTATATATGATAATACTGTTAGAAAACACATAAAGGTAAATATATGTTTTCTATTAATGGATAAATATTTAAGTCTTTATCATTTTATGAAGAGAGATAAAAAGAAAGAACGGTTTGATATTATTCTAGAACCCTTACAAGCGATAACACAGCTAGCTCTTTTATCCGTTTGCCCAAAAGGTAGTAAATTAACTATTTCTAATAATTTACTATCAATACAGCAACCCGGCTGGTTTCAAGGATTACTGCGATCTTATAATCAAGATATGAAAGAAGATTTATTTTTTCTCTTTAATGCCATTATTCGGTTTAATCGGTTTTATGATTATTTAAAAAATGAACTAGAAGAGTATTGTGATTTATATGATTTATTAATCCAAATGAGTAAACGTGGTATTGATAAATTAGTCCAAACTTATGCAACTACTGAACAACCGGCACTATTACACACATTACAATTGTATCGTCTTTTACTTGAAAAACCAATGCTTGTCACTGACAATGAAGAAAATGAAATTAACAAAAGACATGGAATATATAATAACACTAGCAGTATTGATAAGGACAAACCTAATCATATTGATGATATATTTATAGGAATACGTTCACTTTATTCTACTCACGAATTTATAATTCTATACCAAACATTACTATTATTAGAAAAAAATCCAGAACATTACGAAACTTATATACAAGGAATTAATACACTATTTACGCCAACATACGATAAAATACAAAAATGGATTTGCAATAATATTGTTTATTGATTATTATAGTTATGTTTTATTTTATTTAAATTATCAATGATCCATTTCTCTCCGTATTTAGAATATAAATTCTCTAATACATTATAAGAATTGATATCTAATTGGTTTTGTTCTGATGGTTTTGGTTCAACTGGTTTTGGTGCTGGTGCTGATGCAAGTGGTTTTGGTTCAACTGGTTTTGGTGCTGGTGCTGGTGCTGATGCAAGTGGTT